TGAGCCTGTAGTGTTTGCTGTTAACGCACTATGACCAACTGCTACGTTATTTGATGCTGTGGTATTCGCTCTAAGAGCAGAATCACCTACACCCACATTTTGTTCACCTGTAGTGTTAGTAAACAAAGCTTTAAAACCTATCCCTACATTACTATTTGCTGTAGTGTTTGCTGCTAAAGCTTCTTTACCAACCGCTGTATTTTCTGAACCTGTGGTGTTTGCATCCAAAGCACGTCTACCTACTGCGGTGTTGTTACTTGCGGTTGTATTAGAGGCTAGTGCATCTGCTCCGACAGCAGTATTAGATCCGCCTGTTGTGTTTGTATTTAAAGAACTTCTACCAACTCCTGTATTACTGTCTGCTGTTGTTGTATTAGCACCTGAGTAAGTTCCTAAAAAAGTATTAGCCTGACCTGTATCTAAATCTTCACCAGATTGATATCCCATAGCAACATTTTCTGTTCCTGTGGTATTAGCTTTAAGTGCTAAAGAACCAACTGCTGTGTTATTAGATGCTGTACTAATTGTTGCACCAGCATCATGTCCTACAAAAGTATTGTTTGACCCTGTAGTAACTCCTGTACCAGAATCACTACCTATAGCTACATTATCTGTTCCTGTTGTTAGTGAGTCTAATGCTGTATCTCCTAAAGCTACGTTACCTGTAGCTGTTGGATGGTTTCCATCTAGTTTGATTGTTCCGCCATCTGTAACAAAGTTACCAGCGTTTGTTATGCCGTCTGTTGTGGTCGCTCCATCAACGTCTAATGCACCTGTTACAGCTAAATCACCACCTACTGAGGCATCATCTGTAACTGTTAAATCGTCTTCTACTTTCAGATCTACTGTGTTTAAACTAGCAAAAGCATCAACTACTGCTGCTCCACTACCAGCACCATCTAAGTAAACCGCTTTAGTGTCTCCAGCTGGTATGGTTACGTTAGCACCAGTGCCTTGGGAGATTATGATGTTTTGTGATCCAGTTGTGCCGTTCTCAATAAAGTGCATCCTACTTATAGTGTTTGGTGCAATCGTTATCGTGCAAGCCGAGTCTAGTGTGCCCGTGTATTTAAGATAAATAGCTCTGCCAGGATCCGTGGATCCATCGGCAACTGTAGTGGTATGCGTATCTGCGTTAGTTGTGATTGCTTCGGTTCCAAAGCCTAAAGCTTCACCAATCAATTCCAAATTTGTATTTGTTGAAGTTCCCCAAGTTCCTGACTCATCACCAGTAGCTATTTCTTTAAGTCTTAGATCATTTACATAAGTAGCCATTCATATCTCCGTTCAATTGATTATATTACCTTTCTTCTGCATAGTTAAGCAACATCTTCCCAGTTAGGGCTTTGGCTATCATCTATGGTGCTGTAATTTGGTGTTTGTGTGTCTGTAATATCACTATAATTAGGTGTTTGTGAATCATCTACTAAACTATAAGCAAAAGGATTTCCTACCTCTCCAGTAGCTGAAACACCTGTTATAGATATTGTTGCTTTAGCTACAACCGTAAGAGATCCTACAGATCCTGTTGCAGAGACACCATCTACTGTAAATTTTTCATTATGATGTACTGTTACAGAGCCTACAGATCCTGTTGCATTAACGCCAGAGACAGGCACATTCGCCTCACCATCTACATCAACTGATACAGATCCTAGTGTTCCTACAGCACTTGGACATACAGCTACTGCTTGTGCGTTTACACCTACTCCAGATACGGCTCCAGTAGCAGATTGTCCAGTAGGAGTTACATTAGCCTCTGCATCTATAGAAGGTGTGCCTAAAGCGCTTGTAGCAGATTGGCCAGATGGTGTGACATTAGCTTCAGCATCTATAGTTACTGTACCAAGTGCGCTGGTTGCTGATTGTCCTGTAGGAGTTACGTTTGCTTCACAATCGAAAGTAGGTGTACCTACTGCACCAGTACCTGCTTGGCCTGAAACAGCAATGTTGTTATCACATTTGAGAGTTACAGTTCCTAAAGCAGATGTAGCTGCACTTGGAGCGGTAAGAGTAACGGGTATGGGTTCTCCCCAAGTACCTTCACCCCAGGTTCCACGACCCCAACCTGTTATGTTAGCCATAGGCTACTAAGCTATTCTTATAATAGCTGTACTTGCTGCTGCCGCAGGAAAAACTACCGTAAAATCACCTGCGGTTGAAGTTTTATCTCCACCAAAATCAATAGTAGCTACTGATGCATTACTGTCAGATGAGTTATAGATCATACAACCTCTAGCAGTTATGGTGGCTGTACCAAACGTCAAATCGGCAAAATCTGTAAAACCAGTTGTACCGCTTGAAGTAGGATCAACTCTAGTAAGGTTTGCACCTCCTGAAGTGTAATTTGTACCTGATGCCTGTCCAGTTGTTGTAAACGCAGTAGTAGTAGCACCTAAAGTTGCTGAACTTGTGTATAAAGCAAGTTTAAAGGTATCTCCACCTGAGTTTTTGAAGTTATGGACGGCTTCTAGCAGCTCTTTTTTAAAGCTGGTTGTTAATGTTGATGTGATAGCCATATTTATATCCTTTTTACAATTTCAGCTACATCTTTTTCTCCAGCTGTCATAAGCTCTTGAATTAACGTAGCCTTATAAGATTTTATAGCATTATGTATATAAATCAAACTAACTTGGTATATCAAATCTTTATAAGCTCTAGCCTGTTCTTTTATGTGAGGATCTTCACTATCACTTGAACTTACAATTTTTTCTGTAAGTCTTTCTGCCCAAAACTCAGGAGGATGACCTCCGTAGTTACTTGTTTTAGCTTCTATAAGGCCTAAACCTGGCATTCCTGCCGGAGTTACTTCATCTACCATTTTTTAGGCTCTACCGGTTTTAGGTGAGAATCATGCCTATCTATAAGTACAGGCTCCTGTTCTTGTTTTACTATTTCTAGATCATTTATACGCTCTAATTTAATTCCATCTTCATCTACCAAAATTATGTAGGGATTTTTTAACCTATGATAACCGTATAGTTTTTGCTCTGCTGGAACGTCTGTATCTAATAATCCAGAAGTATGTGCAACTTCAACTTGCATACCAGCAGATATACATTTACTTAGCCAGAACTCTACACAAGCTCTTCCTGACTCAGCAAAATGTAAATTACCTTTATAAGAAAAATCTATACCAAATAATTTCAAGTTAGCTACTTCATTCCAGTAAGCAAAAGCAACTGCGTAAGCAACGGTATTGTTTAAATAGTGACAATTAGAATAAGAAACTACTTCTTCTAATGGATATTCAATTAGACCAGGACAACGATCATCTAACTCACAAGTGTATATTGGACCCTCATGATTCAGCAAAAGTTCTTTCATGCTTTCAGTTTGACCGCCAGCATCATCTGTATCTAAAAACCTAGAAGCAGGATCCATCATAAAAACTCTATCATGATAAATAACAGAACCTACGCCATTAATAGCCCACACTTCATCAAAGTGTACCCCATGAGATTTTGCTAAGTTGTAGTCAAACCAACTTTTACCCATACCCACAATAGCAACAGTCTTGCCTTTAAGACTTTCAATTTTTTCCATTTACTCTCCTTATTTAAGTAACAGGAGATCTAAGAGAATCATAACGATATTCATCTCTTCTTCCTCTTGCTTCTGCTTGATTCTTCAATCTCGTGACTTCTAAAAGAAACCTTTTTTCATAATCTTGCATTAAGTCTGCATCACCTTTCATAAAGGTATATGCTTCTACCAAAGCACCATAAAGTAAACCGTTTCTAGCATTATTAGACAACCAAGTGCCTGTAGTATCTACGGTTAAACTGTTTGGTTTGTATAAATAGTGTAATTCAACTGAATAATCTGCATCTGGAACTGGAGCTACAATCAAAGTAGATCCATTATTTGATGCTGTTGATAATTGTTTGTCAAAATCTGCGTAGTACAAGGGCTTACCTCTTGCAGATGTATCAGTAGGATCTGCATCAAACTCTCTTATGAATGTAGTATGTTTTTTATCTAAGTATTGATATGCGCCTGCGCTATCTATAATCGCTAATGAAAAACTTAATTGAAAGTCTGTTGGGGCGGTTAGATAAGTATTACCAGTTGTTAAATTACCAGTTTGATTTTTTCTAAAATAATCTAACTGTATTAGTTCAAATAATCTGTCTTCGGCATTAATAATAAAATCATTTAAGGTAGCAACAAAAGTTGTCTCTTCATTTTCCACATAATTTTGTATTAAGGTTTTTAACTCTGTTAATGTCATGACGTAGTAATTGTAACTTCGCCTACTGATGCTGTCACTTTCTCAACAACAAAATTTGATGGCAATATAGATGGATTCATAAAATCATTTTGAAATATGTTAGAGCTTGTGACAACAACAAAACCCTCTCCTACTTCTTTATCGTTATTGGGTCTTGGTTGATATAAAGCTTCAGGATCTGCTTTTACCGTTATAGGTTCTAATTGTGGATGTTTGGGTTCGTAGCAGTTAGGACATACTTTCAGACCGTTCCATTCTTTTTTTAACTCATTAAGTTTGTATTCAAACCCGCATCTATCACATAATGCTTTAGCGAATTTACCAATAGCGTAAGCCATACTAATTCATCCTCAAATTAGGTCTTATCCTAAAAGATGCTCTGTCTTCATCTTGGTCTGCTGCTCTTCTAAACTCTTCTTCATATATAGCTTTGAGTTGCGGGGTGAGTTGAGGAGACTTCTTGAGCGACAGATAATAAGCCAACCCCGCAACAAAACAGGGATAAAATCTAAAAGGCATATCCATAGTGTTAGTAGCTTTATCAGCATCATCCATTCTTACAATTTTATTAAAAACTAATACATCTGTACTATTTTCTGGTGCTGGCCAAACTTTTAATACCGGAGCAGTCAACTTGTCTAAAAAAAATTGTGAAGGCCTAGCTTGTGTTGTTTTGTTTGGAATATTTAAATATTCGGATCTACTTATTCTGCTGATAGAAATATCTGTTTGGGTGGTATTAACGTCTCTTCTTACAACTACATCTAGAACATCTATTACATTAGCATTTAATGTGTAATCTGTAGTTCCTTGTGTAACTGTTTGAGTGCCTTGTTCAATTGTCCATTGATTTAAACCTCTATTAGCCCATTCTGCTAACATTAGGTTTATAGATCTCTTGGCAGTTTTTAGATCGTAACCCGTCCTAAGTTCTAATCCACATCTTTCAAATGCTTCTTCTATAAACTCAGCTACATTAGGTTCAAAGTCTGTACTGCCTGAAAGTGCCATTATTCATCCTCTGCGTATAAATTATCAAAAACCCTGTTTACGTCTAAAGTGTAGTCTAAATCAGATTTTGAATAATGTATATGTTGAGATGGTTTAAAATCAGGCGCTCCTTCTCCTGTAACAAACCAGGCGGGATGTGTAACTCTTACCCTGTTATTTGGTAGTGCAACTATGTTACCTGTCCACTCACCAGCGTCTAATAATTCTAGAACATGACTACTTTTGTGTTGTGCAGGATCGTCTGCAATCTCGTTCTCAGCATAATCAACCGTAAACATGTATTTAGCTGGGAATATTTGACCGTCTATTTTAGCAAGCCAAGGGCAAGGAGTTGCTCTATCTATTACATATACTGAATTGTTATGTGAGGAACAATCCCAAGGTTGTGCGTCATGAACTGACATAGGTTTTGCAAAGTCTTCAACTAACGTATCTGCAACTAAAGCGGTTATTGGCATTCTGGCCCACATAGCGCCCCCATGTATATTGCCCTCGTTCCAATCTTCGCAGTTGGATTCTTCTCCGGTAAATATTATGTGAAAACTTAAACATCTGGTAGGCATGGTGGTAACACCAACTGCCATAGCATGAAGGAACTCTCCATGGTATTTTTCGTGATTATGAGTGTACTCTCTTCTTACCCAACATTTGAAATAGGGTATATTACTGTAAAGATAAGCCACTAACTAAGTTAGATCTTCTCTTCTTCTATTAGCAAATCCTGCTGCTACAGATCCACCTTTAGATTTTTTCATAACGGCTCTACCTTTTGACATTTTCATCATAGTGCCACCTTTTGATTTTTTCATCATGGTGCCACCCTTAGACTTCTTCATCATAGTTCCACCTTTGGACTTCTTCATCATAGTTCCGCCCTTAGATTTCATCATTTTTTTGCCGCCTTTTGATTTATAACTAGCCATTATTTTTTACCTTTTTTAGTAGTTGTTTTCTTAGCAGGAGCTTTTTTCTTGGGCATATTGTAATAAATACGGTCATCAGAAACAGACTCATCAGGTCTAACTTTAGCGTCTAACCTTGCTTGTAATTTTGGATCTTCAGATTTTTTCTTTGGCATAATTTTCTCCTAACTCATAGTTGTAACTTTACGCTTATCATCTCTAACAGCCCCACAACCTCTGGCTATAAAACCGCCGTTTTTCATTTTAGCACGATTTTGCTCTTTCATAGCTTTTTCAATAGCCATACCTCTTTTTGTTTCATATGGGGATAATTTACCATCTTTATTAAGATCTGCTTTGGATTTATTTTTTATCATAGTTCCTCCTGTGTTCGCTCGAACTCTTGCTTTAGGTGTATTTGCCACAACG